CAACGAGCCGGACAAGATGTTCGATACAGCATAGACGACAGCAAGTTAAAAAGTCTAGGATGGTCTGCCACAGCAGAATTTGACACAGAGCTGTCAAAGGTAGTACAATATTACAAAGATAACTTTATATGGTGATGAATGGGTACATATTATAAGAAGGTTGAAGATTATTTAGACCGCATTGATTCTGGATGCTGGATCGAAGTTGGTGTTGATCGTGGCGAAGGATCAACCCGGTGGCTAGCAGATCTTGCCGGCAAACGCGGCGTTGATTTTCACGGCGTTGACATGGACCCAGATCAGATTGCCCGTGCCACTGAAAATTTAAGTGTGGATGGAAAATTACCAGCACACGTTAAGTTAGCCTGTGATCGCGGAGAGAATTACATTCAGCAGTTGTCAAACAACAATCCAGACCTCAAAGCCAGCTTGGTATACTTGGATAACTTCGATTGGGACTACTGGCTAGGCGGCCAAGAAGAGCCATTTGTGGCCGGTGTAAAACAAAACTACCGAGACAAGCTTGGCGTTGAAATGACCAACGTACAAAGTCAAGTCACACACTTGTTGCAGTCCATTTACCTCATGCACATGATGAGCGACAACAGCATTATTGTATGCGATGACACTTGGTATCATCCCAACGAAGGTGTGTTTATTGGCAAGTGTTCAGCTGTAATTCCTTACCTGTTTTTGAATGGCTACAGTCTGTTGCACAATCAAGGCTACAGACAAAACAGCGGAGCTATCTTGGGTAGATTCAAGTCGGAATAATATGAAAAACTATTTGGTATGCGCAGTTAGACCCATTACCAGCAACGGATGGATGACTCATTCAGGTCCGGCTCTACATGAACCTTATATGACCATGTACCAAATGCGCTTGGCAAGTTTTCGCAAGTTTGTGCAGGAACCATTTGAACCCATCTTATGGACCGAACCAGCTCTAGACTGCGACCACTACAACATGGCCAACTGGTACGCCATCAAGGAACTGTGGCATCGCGAACCTTGTAACATTTTCTGGGCCGGTGCTGATACCTTAATGATTCGTCCAACCAGTTTGTTTTCGGATCGATGGACTGAGTATCGTTTGTTTAACTACACTGATCCTCAAACTTATCAAAACTTTGCGCACTACTTCAACGACGATGTACAGTATTATCCCAGCACAATGAGTGCAGAAACATGGCAGTTGGGCGAAGACTATTTGAAACTGCGAGAAACCGCAGTTGATAGGAACTGGGGATTCGATCAAAATCGACACAATGCCATGTTCTGGTCTCAGGCGATCGACGAAGCGGATAGACTACATCCAGGATTAAATTGGATGGCCCATAACCTACGCAGCTTGGATATCAATGCAGTGGCAGCATCTGAAGCTTGGAATCGTTGTCCCATGGATAATGCACACATTTTGCATTTTGCTGCCAGCAGAGGAACAGAACAAGTGATTGCTATCATGCGAGAACTTTGTAAACAATTAGAGATTAACATATGAAAGAAATCTTAGACGCAGTTAAATCTTACATAGATCAACAACAGGCAAAGAAAACCTGGGTGGCAGGTCGAGACTTTGTGAACTATGCAGGATCATATTACGACAGTAGAGAATATGTGGCCGGTGTCGAAAGTCTCTTAAAAGGATGGCTGGCCATGGGCGATGCTGGAGTAGAGTTTGAAAAACGCTTTCCGGCCTTGTTCGGAAAAACACACGGCATCCTAACCAACTCAGGATCCAGCAGCAATTTGCTAATGATGAGTTCGTTGACTAGCAAGCGTGGTTACAACTTTCCCAAAGGCACTAAAGTATTGATGCCCATTGCAGGCTTTCCCACCACACTAAATCCAACACTACAGGTTGGCTTTGAACCAGTGTTTGTGGACATTGAACTGGACACTCTCAATATTGACCTAGAACAGGCTGAACGTGCTGTTGCTAACGATCCTTATATCCGGGTCATTACATGTGCACATGTGTTGGGTAACCCGCCCAACATGGATCAGGTCATGGATCTAGTGAAAAAATACAAACTGATCTTGCTGGAGGACTGCTGCGATGCTTTAGGCAGCACTTATGACGGTCGTCCCTTGGGCAGTTATGGACTCATGGCGTCCTGTAGTTTTTATCCTGCGCATCACATGACCATGGGCGAAGGTGGATTTGTTGCCGTCAGTGACTATCAACAAGAAGTTATCTTACGTAGTTTCCGTGAATGGGGTCGTGGTTGTTACTGTGTTGGGCCCGAAGCCAACAAGCTGAAATGCGGTTCGTGCGGCAAGAGATTCAACAACTGGATTCCCACTTTACCAGATGAAATATTTGATCACAAGTATGTTTACGACGAAATAGGTTACAATCTCAAACCCATTGAGCTACAAGCAGCCATGGGCCTACAACAGTTAGACAAGCTGGATGAAATACATGCTCTGCGGCGCAGAAACTATGGCCTGTTGTTTGCCATCTACAAAAAGTACGAAGAATTTTTCCACTTGCCACGTGCTCAAGACAAGAGTGATCCTAGCTGGTTTGCTTTTCCCGTCACTATTAGATCGGGTGCTCCATTTAAACGCAATGACATTGTGGACTACCTAGAAGAAAATCTAATACAGACTCGTCCTTACTTTGCCGGCAACATCATGTTGCAACCTGCTTACAGTCATTTGATGGACCCACAGCGAGCCAAAGAAGATTTCCCAATGGCCACACATGCTATGACACACACTTACTTCCACGGCACAAGTCCTGTAATCACTCCCGAACAGATTGCATACATTGGAGAAAAAGTTGACGGATTTATGAGCCTGTTTGTATGATCACACGCGAAGAACTCATAGACTTTGAAACTGAAATAGGCGAACGTTTTAACAATCGTGAAATACGTGCACCTATTCACCTGTATCACGGCAATGAAGATCAAATCATGCAGGTGTTCAACGCCATTGATGTCAAGAATGATTGGGTCTGCTGTACATGGCGCAATCATTATCAGGCCCTGCTGAAAGGTGTACCAAAGGACTTGTTGCGTAGTGAGATCTTGGCAGGTCGCAGCATGGTTCTAAACTTGCCAGAATACAAGTTTGTGTGTTCCAGCATTGTAGGCGGTATTCCCAGCATTGCCACAGGCTTGGCCTTGGCAGCAAAACTACGCAATACCGGTGAGCATGTATGGTGTTGGACTGGCGACATGAGTGCCGAAACAGGCGCCTGGCACGAAGCTTACAAATACAGCGTGAACCATCACTTGCCAATCACATTTGTGGTCGAAGACAACGGACTCAGTGTAGAAACTCCCACTGCCAAAATATGGGGAAGAGCTGTGCCTTATTATGCCAAGGATGCTGACTGGTATCAAGACACTAACTTAATTTACTATCGCTATCAAAACACTCGCTATCCGCATGCCGGTGCCGGTGTAAGGGTACAATTCTAATGACTCCAAATCAACTGTACAATCAAGAATTAAAACGTACCATGACCTGGCTCAGTGAGCAGCCGAATACCATATTCCTTGGGCAAGCAGTAGAGTATGCCGGTACTGGCTGTTACGAAAGCTTAACTGCAATTGCGCCCGAAAGGAAGATGGAGTTTCCTGTAGCAGAAAATTTCCAACTTGGTGTCAGCGTTGGTTTGGCCATGAATGGATTTGTGCCGGTGTCTGTGGTTCCGCGTTGGAATTTTCTGTTATGCGCCACAGATCAAATTGTAAATCACTTGGACAAACTCAGCAGTTTAAGTGCTGGCCGTTGCTGTCCAAAAGTGATCATTAGAGTAGCTGTGGGTTCTGAACGTCCAGTAGATCCACAGGATCAGCACAAAGGCAATTTCAGCGATGCTTTTAGACTCATGTGTAAGACTATCGATGTTGTTGAATGTCGTACACCTGAAGATATTATGCCAGCATATCAATTAGCTTACTTTCGCAACGATGGTCGCAGTACTATTGTGGTTGAATTTCCTGACTTTGGACGATGAAAATACTTGTAACAGGCGCTGCTGGATTTCTCGGTAGCTATATCAGCGAGCATTTGCCCAACCATCAAGTTCATGCTGCTACCCGACGTCATTTAGATCTAACTGACCTAGATGCAGTCACAAATGTGTTAAAGCGTAATAGATATGATGTAGTGATAAATTGTGCTGCTGCCGGTAGAGAACAACTGAGATCTTACGAACATGCTATCTATGCCAACAATCTAGAAAGTTTTTATAATTTGGCCATCAACGACCAATGGTACGAGAAACTAATCAACATTGGATCTGGAGCCGAATTTGATCTAGATCAAGATATCAATCAAGTGGATGAATGGGAAATTTGGAATCGTAGGCCACAATACAGCTACGGACAAAGCAAAAACATTATATCTAGATTCAGTGTTGATTTCCCAAAAACCACAATACTGAGATTGTTTGGTTGTTTTGATCCGTCCGAATCCGAAAATCGTTTGTTAAAGAGATATCGGGCAGCAGTTGGTAATCAGTTGCCGTTTGTGTTAGAGCAAGATCGTTATTTTGATATGTTCAGTGCCAGAGACTTTGTGCGTGTTATCGAAGCTGTGATCAATGGAACCATTACAGATCAAGACCTAAATGTAGTGTATGACCAAAAGCATAGACTAAGCGACATACTTGTGTTATACTCAAAGCTACACGGATTTGATACGACATTTTTACATGTCAAATCTGTTAATGTATTGAATTATACCGGCAACGGAGATCGTTTGTCTAAATACAATCTTGCATTGGATAACCTAGAGCATTCATTGTTATTATACGGAAAGTAAATGAAAAAAGTATATGTAAGCTGGAATGACGTACAACGACAAGTACAAGAATTAGTACGTCAAATGTGGCTGGATCGTTGGACTCCTGATTATGTTGTTGGTATTACTAGAGGAGGTCTTGTCCCTGCTAATCTAATCAGTCAATATTTAGACTGTCCCATGGAGACGCTTCAGGTACGCCTGCGTGATGGCAACGAGTCAGAATGCGAAAGCAACTTGTGGATGGCCGTAGATGCTTACGAAGGCAAAAACATTCTGGTTGTAGATGACATCAACGATTCGGGTGCCACACTGAATTGGATTAGAAAAGATTGGGCTGCCGGTTGTTTCCCTAACGATGAAAAATGGAATTTAGTTTGGGGCAACAATGTACGTATTGCTACTTTGTATGACAACGAAAGCAGCGAATGTGTTACAGATGTCGATTACTCAGCTGAAGTGATCAACAAGTTCAATGATCCGCAATGGATTGTATTTCCTTGGGAAGAATGGTGGCGTCGTTGGAATCCGGAACAGCAGCATGTTGACTGATCTAAATAAAACTGTTACAATTAATCAAGAATCAATCAATATTGAAAAAATGTGGAACGATCAGTTTCCTCCTTTAAATCTTTGGAACTATCCAGCTCGATGGATAAGCGAAGTATTCTATAATAAGGATAAAGATGTTTGGTACTAATGAAATCGTAGGCAAGAAGTACTTTAAGGATGCACCACCCAACAGCTTGTTTGTTACAAGTATGTTCTTTACCTTACAAGGCGAAGGACCTTATGCTGGTATGCCGGCTTTGTTTATCCGCTTGGCCAAGTGCAATCTGGATTGTAGCTTTTGCGATACATTCTTTGACGATGGCGACTGGATGACTTACGACCAAATCGAAGCAAAGATGTTCGAAACAGTAATAGACTTTTGGCGTTTTAAAGGTAAACCAGTGCCAGCCTGGGCAGTTATCGATGACAGTTTGAGTGCGCCTCGGTATCCCAACATTGTGCTGGTTATGACAGGTGGTGAACCCTTGATCCAGGACAACATCAGTGAGTTTATGGCACAGCAGTTGTTAAACTTTAAAGAAGTACAGGTTGAAAGTAACGGCATTCCTGATACTGTAGTGCCCCCGGGTGTTACGCTGGTTTGCAGTCCCAAATGTGTAGAGAAGAATGGCCGTGCCATCAAGTACTTTGCGCCCAGTAAAACTATACTAGATCGTGCAGACTGCCTAAAGTTTGTGATGAGTTCTGATCCCGAAAGTCCCTACAGTAGTATTCCTGACTGGGCCTTGGACTGGAAGGATCGTACAGGCAAGCCAGTTTATTGTAGCCCCATGAACGTCTACAATAGTTTTCCACAGAGGATCAAACTTTTACGTGCAGAGAAAGGTCAGATTACCATGGAAGAACGCAGTACTGTAGATGAAGTTATTAGCTTTTGGGAACCAGGTTTGTTGAACTTGGAAGCCAATCAACGCAATCATGAATACACAGGACAGTATTGTATTGAACATGGGTTAAGATTGAACCTGCAACAACACTTATATGCGAGCTTGGCTTGATTGTGCCCTTAGACGGTAACATGGGCATGCGACAGTACGACAGAGCCGCAGAGTTTTTAGATCGAGCAATGTGGGAACGAAAATTTGCTTGGTGGCCTCGACGCTGTATGTTCGGTGGAAGACTGATGTGGTTAAAATATGTACACATGGGTACTGCTATTTGGACTGGACCAGGTGATTGCATTTTTGAAGTACGCTGGTCGGACCCAGATGAATATATAATGTGGTTACTGAGACGATGACTAACAGTGCTAAAGGACGTAACAGTTTTGACGTCGATGTTGGCAATGTTGTAGTGCCGTTTTTCAACAGGAACGTCACACCGTATCCTACAGAAGCTGGCGGCCCTGCATTTGATTTAGTGCCGATCACTAAACAAAAAGACATCATGTTAAACGTGGCTCGTATGCACGCCGAGCAAGAGTACAACAGGATAATGGAATTGGTATCAGTGTTGCAACGACAAGCTGACGAAATCAAACGCAGATTAGATTTAACTGACATGGTACATGCAGCTAAGTATGATTTTCAAATAGCACATGGCCAGACATACTGGTTAGCAAAAGACACACGCCGAAATGAACTTATATTGTGCGGTATGGGACCTGAGGGTTGGTCAGCTGGTCCGCCTGCTTGGTATGAGTATATTGTGGCAGTGAAGTGGTTGGGAGACCACACTTGGATCGAAGTTGAGGAATGATATGTTTGACAAATTAAAAAATATGTTTAAGAGTGCGCCGCCTGAGCCGGTTCCCGAAGAGAAAAAAACAACCAAAAAGAAACCAGCCAAGTCAGAAAAAGAGTTGGCCACCGAACGTGGCGAACCTTACGTGGCTATTCTTAGCATGGATGTAGATCCTGATAACATACATCAAGGTGCATTTGAGCTAGACTGGAATGACAAGTTTGTTGCTAATCTAATACGTGCTGGCTATGTGGGCAAGACTGATGCTGACATTGTGGATCAATGGTTTCAGAATGTTTGTCGTCATGTTGTTATGGAAACTTGGGAACAAGAGCAAGCAATGAATCCCACACGTTTCACACGCAGTAGGGACTTGGGTAACGGACGCACGGAGGTTTCGTGATTCTTTATGTTAATGGCGATAGCCATACAGCTGGAGCAGAAGCAGTCAATCCGCATGCGTTTGCCGAAGATGATCCTTTCTTGAACTATCTGGGTCGATTGCCTCATCCTGCTAACTTGGCAGTGAGTTGGGGCAAAAAGATGGCAGATATTGCCAAGTTTGGATTTCAATGCGACGCAGAATCTGCTGCCAGTAATCAACGCATCATACGTACCACACGACATTGGCTCAGCCAACGCCCCCGAGCAGCAGAAAATACCTTGGTGGTCATTCAATGGAGCACCTGGGAAAGACAAGAATGGTTGATTGATGGTGTATATTATCAGGTCAATGCCAGCGGTGCTGACCATGTTCCTGACAGCCATCAACAGGCCTATAAAGAATACATTGCCAATATTTCTTGGTACGATGTTTGTGTGGCAGCACACAAAATGGTTTGGGATTTTCATCAAGAATTAAGCCAGCAAGGCATCCAGCATGTGTTTTTCAATGGCAATAATGCCTTAGAAGAAATACCCCAGGATCAAAGATTAGATTGGGGATCCAACTATATTGAACCTTACAATGCCAAAATGACCTACAGTCAGTGGCTTTTGGACAACGGTTTTGAAACAGTGGCACCAGATTCTTGGCATTTCGGTAAAGAAGCTCATAGTGCTTGGGCTCGTTTTGTGTTACAATACATTGTCAAACACAAACTTATTTAGGACTCAATGAAATACGTTCTTATAGATACAGCTAATCTGTTCTTTCGTGCCCGCCATGTGGCCTTCCGTGCCAGCGACGAATGGGAGAAAGTGGGCTACGCTCTGCACATAACTCTTAGTGCTGTAAACAAAGTGGTCACAAAATTTGGTGCTGATCATGTGGTGTTTGCCCTAGAAGGACGCAGTTGGCGCAAGGATGTTTATGCTCCTTACAAGAGAAATAGATCAGATGCTAGAGCAGCACAAACAGAAAAAGAACAAGCTGAGGACAAGCTGTTCTGGGAAACGTTTGATCACTTGACTAAATACTTGGCTGAGAGTACCAATTGCTCAGTTATCAGAAACGAATGTGCAGAAGCCGACGATATCATTGCTCGTTGGATAGCATTACACCCCCGAGATCATCACGTAATTATTTCAAGCGATACCGACTTCGTCCAACTCTTGGCCGAGAATGTGGATCAATACAATGGCATCACTGACGAATTACTGACTGTGCGTGGGATTTTTGATGCTAAAGGTCGACCAGTTATAGACAAGAAAACCAAACTACCCAAGACTATTCCCAACCCCGAATGGCTGTTGTTTGAAAAGTGCATGCGTGGCGATTCCAGCGACAATGTGTTTTCAGCATATCCGGGTGTGCGTGTCAAGGGTACCAAAAACAAAGTAGGACTCACAGAAGCATTTGAAGATCGCGCCAAGCAGGGTTATGCCTGGAACAATCTCATGCTACAGCGTTGGACTGACCCCGACGGTGCAGAACATCGTGTGTTAGATGACTACGAACGCAATCGTTTGTTGATCGACTTAAAAGCACAACCACCAGAAATCAAACAAGCAGTTGATGACAGTATTCGCAGCATGATCAGTCATAAAGATGTCGGGCAAGTGGGCATTAGATTTATGAAATTCTGTGGCAAGTACGAACTGGTCAAGGCCAGTGAATCAGCCGAGCAGTACGCTCGCTGGTTAAATGAAACATACAAAGGAGTGCTAGATGATTGTAGCGAAACCAGTAATTCCTAATCAATTTTGGATACTGAAAGACGGCGACCATAAGATTGGTAACATAGAAGCCGGTGATGATGGA